GCTTGCGCTGGATTTGGCCGGTTACACATTGACTGATGAACAAGCGGCGATGCTGAATGCGCGTCAAGAGCAGCTGGATGAGCGCGAACCAGAACAGGTTGATGAACAGGAAGCTGAACTGCGGCGTTGGCAGCGTATGGCTGAAAAGCGGATTAAAGAAGGCAAGGGATTGCGCGAGTTTGAGACGAGTATAATTGAGCCGAGCTTGCACGGAGCTATAAGCGGGGCTTTGGAAAGTGCGAAGTCGGTTGAGGACGTGAGGCGGGTTTTTGACCAAGTAATTGCATGGAGAGGTTATCCATGATTGACCGCTATGAGATTGAGCGTAAGTTAGCGCGGGTGCTGAGTAAGGACTTGCGCGTTGAGCTTGACAAATTGCTCAATTATTTAGGTGATCCACCTAATTTAGCGAACGTACCGCCTGAATACTGGCAGGGCGGCTGGAAGGATATTCAGAAAGACGTTGAGCCAATTCTGGTTGATACTTACATCGAAGCGGCAATGGATTTAGCTGACGGGATTGGTATCGGAATTGATTGGGGGCTTGCGAATAACACAGCTGCTAATTGGGCAAGGACGAATTTATCTGACTTATTACAAAAGATGTTTCAAACGACTTACGATGGTGTCAATGAAACAGTTCCGCGCTTTTTCACCGAGAATTGGACAATTGAGGATTTAACGCGGCATCTGGAACGCTGGCATTCGCCAAGACGGGCTGAGCTGATTGCTACAACGGAAACAACAAGGGCGGTTGTTGAAGGGGAGCGTGCAGCGGTTGAGCAAATGACAAAAGAAACTGGCATTGAGTTAGTACCAATTTGGCTGACTGCTAATGATGAAATGGTTTGCCCGGTTTGCGGCCCGCGCCACAAGAAGCCAATTACTGATGGCGTTTTTCCTCCTCTGCATCCTCGATGCAGGTGTATGAGTGCTTATGAGCCAAAGAAGGCGAGCAGATGATGCCTGGAGGGTATAATGGATATTAGCATTCGTGTAGAAGGTGCTGAGGAATTGATTGCTAAGCTGACGAAGCTTGAGCAGATGACGCGGGTAAAAGCCGTCATTGCTAATCAAGCGCGCTTTCTTCAGGGCAAGCTGCGGGAATATCCGCGAAAATATCCAATGGCGAATCCGCTTATCCGTTCGAATGAGCGGGTGAGGAAAGGCTTCTTTTATCATCTGAAGCGCGGGGATATTACCGTGCCATATAAGCGCGGTGGACCGGGAAGTGAAAAGCTCGGGTCGCGCTGGGCAATTGAGATGCGTAATACTGGGTGGACTGCGGTAATTGGCAATAATGCCAGTTATGCACAATTGGTGCAAGGTTCAAAGCAAACTGCACAGCATATTGCGAGTGGCTGGTTGAATGTAGATACAGCGGCGAGAGTTTATGCTCCACGTATTGAGCATGAAATTATGAGAGCTTTAGAACAAGAGGTGGCAAATGTCTGAGCTATATAGAATTAAGATACAGGTTCCTGAGGGGATAATCGAGCGTGAGGATGACACCGAAAAGCGCATGAAGGCTGACGGCGATTATGTTGAAACGGGCTGGCGTGTGCTTGGCGTTCCTTTTGGGGGTCCAATAGACGGGCGCGATTTGGATGGTGAAGCTTTTACACCTGAAACGGACATTTGGCTGAAAGTAGGTGATAAAGTAAACTTAACTTATTATCACGGCTTCGATCCTGATACAATTGGTAAGAAGCAGAAAATACCAGCGCTTATCGGCAGAGCCACATATGTTGGAGCTGATGAACGCGGGCATTGGTTTGAGCCTGTTTTAGATAGTGAAGAGCCATTAGCGCAGCGGCTGATGAAGGCAGATATAACAGAGCTGCGGGCGTCGAGCGGGGCAATAAATCATCTGGTCAGAAAAGATGCGGGTGGGCTAATCAGCGTGTGGCCGGTAGGTGAGCTTGCGCTGTTTGATATCAATGAGTGGCGACTACCAGCGAACGATTTCGCTGTAATCGAAGCGAAGACTGAGAAAATCGCGGAGGCAATCCCGGAGGCTGAGGAATCAGCGGTGGATGCGGTCGAGGAATCGGTTGAAGCTGATAATAAATCAATTTCAATAATTCCTATGGAGGAAAATACTATGGACGAAGAAAAATCCGTCGAAAAAGAGGTAAAGGCTGAAGAGCCTAAAGTGGATATCAAGGCAATTGCTGATGAAATCCGCAAGTCGATTATAGAAGAGCTGAAATCCGCTCCCGGTGAAGTAAAGGGCGTGCCAACAGTTAAAAATGCAAAAGAATCGCCGAGCTTTATCAAGGCTCTTATGGCTTGGGCGCAAGGCGACAATCCTCGCGGTTTCAAGGGCAACGATCTGGAACTCAAGGGCGCTTGGCAGGGGCAGACCGATGATGAAGGCGGATATGCCGTGCCTGATGATTTTTATAATCGCATTGTTGAGCAGCGGCAGGAGCTGTCGTTTGTTCGCAAAGCTCCCGTGAGCCGCTTGGTGACTAACCATGACCGCATCCTCATTCCGACCGAAGCCACTGCTGGCACCAAGCTCGTTGTGACTGCTGAAGAAGCCGCCTATAACGAAAATGAGCCGGTATTCGGGCAGGTTGCGCTGACTATCCACAAGTTCACCAAGATGATCAAAGTCTCGGAAGAAATGTTGGATGGCGACGCCGTTGGTTTGGAAGCCTACATCGCTTCCGTTGTGGCGCGCGCTTCCGCTGCGTCTGAAAACTACTACTGCGCGATCGGTACTGGTACTGGAATGCCTCAGGGCATCATCAATGGAGCGACATCTTCTGGCATTACCACCGCTTCTGCTACTGCTATTACTGCCGCCGAATTAATCAGCGCGATGGGTACGGTTGAATCACCATATCACAATTCAAGCTCCGGCTTCCTGATGAAGGGCGCTACCAAGTTCTACCTGCAAGGGTTGACTGGCAATCCGTTCCTGTTTATCAACACTCCGGCTGGTGGCGATTTTATGGGTTACCCCGCTTACATCGCTCCCGACATGGACGCAATCACCAACTCCGGCAAGTCCGTGGTCTTCGGCGACTTCAGCATGTACGCATTCGCAGAGCGCGAGGGCGTCATACTGAGCCGTAACCCCTATCTGTACCAGGCTAATGGACAGGTTGGTTTGTTCGTCAAGCAGCGCTTCGGTGGTGCTGTCCTTCAGACCCTCGCCTTCAAATACCTGTTGCAGCACTCTTAATCCTGAAAGGACAATAACATGAACCTATTAGGAAGAACAAAAATTGTCCACTCGATCTTGCCGGTTGTATCCAATACGGCGTTGACCGAGGCGGTAATTGACTGCACCGGCTTTGACCGTGTCTGTCACATTGTCGCTGTTGGTGCAATTGAGACCGGCGGAAAGCTGGACTACAAAGTGACCGAAAGCGCCGCGTCCAACGGAGCCAACGCGACCGATGTTACTGGTGCCGCATTGACCCAAGTGCTTGAGGCTGGCAAAGAAAAAATCTACGCGATTGACATTCCCGTCAATCCTGCCAAGCCCTACCAGATTGCTGTCGGCGTGGCTGCGACTGCTAACGTTGCTGTTAGCGCTGTAGCTGTCTTGTACGAAGGCTCGGGCACGTTCCCGAAGACCGCCGCAAAAGAGGCGATCATCCTCTAATTAGTGGGGGATAAGAGAGGGAGGGGTAATTCCCTCCCTCCGACCCCGAAAGTGAGAAGCATTTATGGCAGCACAAGTTGTAACAATAACGCAAGACAGCGTTGAATATCCATTGCAGAAAATTCAATGGGATTGGTTGAGCGCTACGGGCGGTGCGGTTTCAAGTGCCGCTTCTGGCTGGTATTGCGGCAAGATCGTTAAGGTCAGTTTGGCTTCTGATTCCGGTGATACAGCACCGACCGACGGCTACGATGTGACCATTGAAGACGGTGACGGGCTGGACGTATTGAGCGGCAATGGCGCGAATGTGACAGCCTCCGCGACCGTATATATCAACGACCCGACAAAAATGCTGTGGGTTAGATCGGGCACGCTAACTTTGAAAGTGGCAAATGCAGGTGACGCAAAGGGTGGGGTGGTTACGCTTTACATACTGCGCGCCTGATTGGAGATGAGATGGTAACTGTAAAAATATTAATACCATTCAGGTTTGAAATCGATAAGAAAGTGGTCGAGTTCGCACCGGGATTAGGTGAATTGCCAGAGGAAGCGGTCGACGCTTTTGTGCGGGCTGGTTATGTAGCGCTTATTGATGATGAACCTGCTGTAAAGATAATCAATAAGCCAAAAGTAAAGGCTACTAAAACAGTCAAGAATGGTGAGGAAGCCGAATGAGCTACGCAAGCCTGACTAATCTAAAAGACTATTTAGGTATAAGCGTTGCCACGACCGAAGACGACCCTCTGCTTACTGACTTGCTCACACGAGCTGAAGGTATAATTGACGCTTACACTGGCAGGCGTTTTGAAGCTGAAACGGCAACCAAGTATTTTACCATTGACGATATTGACGGGCAGAACTTGTATTTATGGGGTTACGACCTGCTCTCTGTGACCAAGCTGACGAATGGTGATGGGGTTGAGATTGCTTCCGATAAATATCGGCTATTCCCGCGCAATGACAATCCGAAGTGGATTATCAGGCTGGATGAAGACCAAGCTTGGAGCTTTACGAATGGCGATAGCGAGATTAGCGTTGCGGGCACGTGGGGATTTAGCGCAACCGCTCCCGCTGATATCACGCACGCTTGCATAAGACTTGCAGCTTTCTTATATCGGCAAAAGGACACCAGCGCTGATATTGACCGACCGATGGTGACGGGCGATGGTGTAACTATCATGCCAAGCGGATTGCCTGCGGATGTGCAGAAATTGCTTGACCGGTATAAGCGAAGGGCGGCGGTATGAGTGTGATTACGAACGTTTACACCGCACTTAAAGCTAAGTTGGTTACAACCACATCTGGTAAAACTCCGACTGTATATGGACTGAATGAGCTGCCAGAGAATATCACAACATCGCAATTGCCGTGCAGGCTTTTACTTCCGGTGGGTGGAACTCCTGGCGAAGGGCGGGATTTGAGCTTTATCGCGATTGGCACAGGGTTGACGGTCAATTGGCAGATTACCGACCTTATGCTCTGGCAAGCGAGTGAACAGGGGATTGGACTGAGAGAGTTTGCACCAGAGATTGTTGATTATGCTGGTAAATATGTAGATATGCTGAGGGGATTTAGATGCCCTTATGCTAACACGGCTTTGGAGTCTGCATCAGTGACACCGGGCGAGTATGAGTGGCCGCGTGGAAGCGGGCGGTTTTACGCTGGCGTACTTTGCCAGTTGAATATCAAGGAGGTAGTGAGTGGATAAATATATCTACAAAGGCGGTGGCTA